ACAGTCTCCGCCGGAGAGCGTACAGTCTCCGCACGGACACGGATAATCTGAACGAAAAAAAGGGCCACGATCTCTCGTAGCCCCCTTTCCCTTTGCTGCTTTGATGGAGGTGCCGCAACTACCAGATTACGACTCTTTCATTATATATCAGAATGGCAAATCGGACGGCATATCATCGAAAGCGGATTTGTAAGGGTCTGATTTATCATCTTTCATAGGAACTACGTTACCCGTCTCTTTTGCCTTCCCTCCCAAGAACTGCACTGTATCAGCCGCGATCTTGGTGGAGTATTTCACTGCGCCAGATTTGTCCTCATACTTGTCAGTTTTCATACGCCCTTGAACGTAGACCTGCGACCCTTTGCCGATGTACTGACCGCAAAGTTCTGCCAGCTTCCCGAAGGCTGAAATATTTACCCATTCAACTCCTTCAGATTTTTTGGTTTTCCAATCGCAAGCAATACTGAAATTCGCTACAGAATCCCCCGCTGGCGTGACGCGCAATTCCACATCCTTCCCAAGCCTACCGATAAAGCTACATTGATTTAAATCAGACATCCCGTTTTCTCCAGTTGAATTAAAGAATTTTCTACTTCGCTTAAAAATTTATGCACTTCCGTTTCCATCCTTTCTATTAGATCATCATCCCGCTCTAGCCTGACTATAAATAGCTGTAGATGATTCGGCACTCTAGGGTCAAACGATACAAAGTCGCACCAAGCCCGACCAGTTACCCACATTTGCGTCTGCATTTGATTGATGTAAGCAGCCGGGGCTTTCTTGTCGAGCAAATAGCCCAGGTGCGTCTGTGTATTAGGACACTTGATTTCTAATAGCCCTCCTGTATCGTTCAGAAGCCCATCAGGTGAAGCCCCAAGCCATTTTATCGTGGGGTGAGTATAGAACTCAGCCTCGTCTACAATACGCCCTGTATCGGCTGCATATCGCATCCTAGCGAAAGGCTCCTGTTCTGTACCCCACTCCATCGCCGCACTAGAAAAACTTTCCGATACTCGACCAGTAATACGTTCTGCAATGATCTGCATCCTGTATTTAAGGCGAGTGACGGCTTCTCCTGATTTCCCCTTTGCGAGTACATCACTCATCCGGCTGGCTGTAACTGAGCCAAGACGGCTTTTAAACCAAGCTTCTGACCCTTGAATATCCATTTAATTTTCCTCGTTTAAGTCTCATGTGTGCTGCGCCACGACTTATCATTAATATGACAGCAGCATCGTTAATATGAATTACGCTTTCCCCATCAGTAACAAAAACAGAGCTATTCTTATTCCTGCCTTGTTGTGTACTTGTTGCCCACCTAACATTCCCCGGCTCATATCCTTTTTTATTATCAATTCTGTCCACTGAATGTGCTTTCGATGGACTAAAACCAATATGATTGAAAAATGACTGAAAATTACTTATCCAACCACTAAATAAGGTTATGCCTTCATTCCCATATCTTTCAAAATCCTTTGAATTCTTGTTCAGACATCTGCCTTTTATGGCAACCCATGTTGTGTATTCTTTTGTATACCTCATTCCATGAGTTGTCTTACTTTTAGAAGTAAGTCGAGATACGCATTTCCTACACCGACTTACCCGATTTAGACGAACTCTAGTAGCAAGATATTCCCCAATACCACCGCAAGCACATTTACATATCCATATAATATGTCCGTCTTTTGATTTATTTGGAGAAACAGATACGAATGAAAGTGATGGCATCAAATACCCTTGTTATAGATTAAAAGCGTATTATAAACCATTCCGGCGATCCCTGAGTTATCATTTTAAGAAGTACCTCCCAATGACCTTCCCGTTATCGAGGTGGACGTTCTCTGTGTGGATGTTGTAGCCCATCGTGCGTAGATTATAAACCCGCGCTGATAACCTCATACACTGCGCCTCATACATTGCGTCGAGAGAAGTTATCCGGCGTTTCTTCTTTAGCTGTGCAAGTAACCAAAAGTTCTGTGATGATGGGTTCATGTCGTTTCCTTTTCTATGTGAAGTACGCCTTTATGCCAGAGTTCAAGACCTGCACCGAATCGCATTGCAGCATTTCGCAGCGCGTCTCCGATCCGTTCTTTACTAGCGTTAGCCCCGACCTTTCCCTGTGCGTCTCCATAACCCAAGCGAGTCACTCCCAGAACTGTCAGTCGAATCCACATCCCGCCTTCTGAGTCTACAAAGGGTAGTCCGTTCTCATCGTAAGCAAGCGGCTCCCAGTGCCAGCTAGGATCAACATCGAGAAGCCGATCTGTTAAAGCAGCGTGACCTACATAATCGAGGTGTACTACTTTCGGATGATGCCAGCCGCCACACTCATTACATCTAATACCTTTCATGTAATCGGCTCGTACTTCTTCGGTCTGTTTTGCTGTAGGTTTTGGTAGTCTACCGATTAGATGATCTGGGAATTTGGTTCTCATCGTTACGGGTTCGGCTATAATTTTTTCCATCTCAACCTCCAAATATGGCAAAATGCCAACAAGTATTATAACTTAAATCAAGATATATTATAGAACTATCTGCCCTCCCATCCCTCGATAAAACCTGATAACTGTTTAGCAAGAGATTTGTAAGCCTTATTGTCTATTACAATTAATTTTGTATCTGGATGATATTTTGCCATTCTCTTAATTTTTGTTTTGCTTCTATCGTCCATCCACCCCTTTACTTCGTGATAAGACTCCGATCCATTTAATTCTTTTACCCAGAAATCTGGCAAGTAACTCATGCACCCGCGCTTTATTCCTTCAAACCAAAAGGTTTTGGATTCGTGCTTCCAATCCGCTATCTGCTTTTTTGATTTAAGCCATTCTAAATATCTCGCGTAATTAGCCTCCCAAGCAGACCTATAATATTTGCGTTCGCTTCCTATATCTCGCCAAGCAGCCTTCCAAGAAGCGTTTGCTCTGTTCATAGTTTGCTTTGCTCCAGCTATGCTCATTCTTAATGAATGTGCATCTTTTTTTTCTTCAGACATATTCGCCCACATACTTTTAGAATGTTGGCCCATTACTTCTTTTGCTTCTTTTGTATGGGTTTTCCCAAGCATCCCTTTGGGGTGTCCAAAGGTTGCTATTCTTTTTTTTGTTCTTTCGCCGATTATCTTTTTGCGTTCTTCCGTCATTTCGGGGAATGTATGCCCAAATTCTACAGCCCTTTTTTTCATAACCGCAGAGTGAACCGGCCTCTTTTTACCTATTTTGCTTAATCTTGCTTTTTCTTGCCACGCTTTAAAAAACTCAGAATTCTTATCTTGTTTTAAGTTTAATCTGCACGCCATTGTTCTGACTTGTCCATTAGATTTTTGCAGTTCGCCCATACACCATTTTATTCCCATAGTAGGGTAGTTATTAATAAGCGATTCCTTTTCAGCATCCGTCCATTTTGTTATCATTATTTTCCCTATAGGCTTAAACTAATTATCAACATCTTATTCTATAGTTAAAATTAAAAGTTTACAAGAATGAAGTTGTAATACATAATACTCATATCGGGATTAGTAACCCCGACTTCAGAGAGGGAGTCAGTTATGCAATTCAGTATTTTTTTCGGTGAGATAAGGGCTTACAGCCTACCCCTTTCTATGGTTGTATGTCTGTCGGGTTACTACCGACTCTCACCGAAAAGGATATTGAAATGAGTTCAACTCCGTGGTTCAAGTTTTATCCCGGCGATTATTTAGCCGACACCAGACGCCTAACGCGCAGCCAGCACGGTGCATATCTATTACTTTTGATCGACTACTTTGCTACAGGCGAAGCCCCGCCGAATGATGATATTGTTCTCGCTAGGCTTACGCTATGCGATACGCAAAGTGAATGGTTAGCGATACGCAAAGCGATTGCACAACATTTTGAAATAACGGATGTTTGGCGTAATCCACGCTGCGAGAAGGAATTGCTAGCCAGACGGTCGGAACATACCAAAAAGAGTGAAGCTGGAAAGAAAGGTAATGAAATCAAGAAGGGACTATCGCAAAGCGAATCGGTAAGCGATACGCTAAATGATCGCAATACCAGAAGTCAGATGTTAGAGGTTAGAAGTCAGAAGTTAGATGTTAAAGATCAGAAGTCAGAACCAGAAGAATCTAAGTCAAAAGACTTGCGCGGTTCGCGCCTAAAATATTCTAATATTATTGATGAATGGGTCGATTGGGCAATACTAGAAAGACCAGAACTGACAGCAGATAAAGTCCATTCCATATACGATCAATTCTATGATTATTGGAAGGCTCAACCGGGAAGCAAAGGAATTAAACTTGATTGGTTTGCTACTTGGCGTAACTGGGTAAGGCGTGATAAGTCGTTTGGTAGAGTAGAAAGGTTATCTGTTGCAGAACAGAATCGAGCAGTAGTGGACGCTTTCAATTTGAAATTGGACCAACAAGAGGAGGGGGCTATATATGAACACGAGTGAGAAAAAGGAATTTAATAACCTGCTTATCGGTACTTTTGAAGTCTACGGAACAAAACTAACGCCAGCTTCAATAATGATCTGGGCGAACTCGATGGATAAGTATTCGTTTTCTGATCTTAAAAATGCTCTTTCATATCATATTCAAAGTTCACCTTTCGCTCCAAAGCCTTCCGATCTTATTCATATCATACAAGCACAAGACGGGAGGCCTTCTGCCGATGAAGCGTGGGGCATGATTCCACGCAATGAAAGCGTCAGTGCTATCCTATCCCAAGAAATGCTTACCGCTATGGCAGCAGCGCAGCCGTTGCTTAACGAGGGCGATCAGGTGGCAGCTAGGATGGCTTTTAAAGAATCATATTCGAATCTGGTCAATGCAGCCCGCCAGACTTCTCGACCTGTCGAGTGGTTCCCTAGTCTTGGAGATGATAAGTACGGTAGGGAAGCAGTCGTTAAAGAAGCTATTAGACTTGGTAGAATCTCCGAGACACACGGCAAAAAGCTACTGCCTCAGATCACGAACTGGACTGAATTAATGAGGCTGTCATGACTTGGCCTGTGGGTTCTCAATACTTCGACCTGACTGGCAAAGGATCGCTCGTTGGTATCGCTGAGGAAATTCTAAGTATCAATAAATTGAACCGCCAGAAGCGAGACTCTGCCCAAAGAATTAGGCTTATGCGAACGGTGGAGATGAGGGACTATAAAAGGGAAAGCCGCGCTAGACCAAGCAAAAGAATGACCGAAGCAATGCGAGACATTGTGAAATACATCACCAAAAAACCCGGCGCACAACGTAGAGAGTTGCTAGAAAAGGCTTTAGGTGGACACATTATCTCGCCCTCAAGTCTTGGCGGTAGCTTAAAAGCCCTAGTCGATCAGAAGATCATCACTGGAAACGGACGCACCACCAATCGAAAATTTTACTTAGTAGGGGAAAGTTTTGACTGACACTATCGATCCCATTATCAGCCCTTTCGCAGCACTTGATTTTATACGCGACCATTCGACAGCCCTCGCAGAAGCAAAGGCAGTCGTTTTATATCTGACTGAATACCGCAAAAGCAAGAAGGCGCTGCTCATGATCGAGTCGGACGCCAAGACGGAATCAGCTAAAGAAAGCTACGCTTACGCTCATGTAGACTACATCGCCCACATTAAAGCCCTAGCATCAGCGGTGCAAGAATACGAGAGGTTGCGTTGGTTGATGGTAGCAGCAGAGGCTAAGATCGAAGTATGGAGGAGCCTAGAGGCTTCTGCGCGGCTAGAGATGAAGTCTACCCAATGAACAGAAAGAAGGAGTACGCGAGGATCGCTGAATGGGGCTGCATCCTGTGTCGGCATAAAGAGATGTATGATACTCCGGCAGAAATTCATCACATCAGGAACGGTGGCAAGCGTGAGAACTCTCCTGTTATTCCGCTATGCCCAGAACATCATCGAGGAAAAACGGGAGTACACGGGTTGGGTAGTCGAGGCTTTCTACGAGTCCACGGGATTAGCGAGGAGACATTATTGAGTTATCTAATATTAATTATGGGAGGGAGGGAGAATGTTTAATGAAGAAGTTATGTCAGGCAAACGGAAAATATCTGCCCAGAATTTTTTAGCGGATCAAAAAAGATTCCCAGAGTTGCGTTGGAAAGCAAGAGATGGGATGTTGTTTGAATTTCGTAGAGAACGTGACGCGCACAATCTTCATCTAACATTGAAGAAAAAAATAGACATTATTTTTAACGACCCAAAAACTAACTGCCATTCATTAGTAACGCGGGAAGTTTTTTTCAAGTTGATTACAGAATGGGAGTCCTACGAATGGAGTACATTCGTTAAATTGTTTCATGAGGAAAAAGCATGACAACGAAATTTAAGCGTAAGTTATCGGCTCATGAAGGCTTGCTTGTCTTTCTCGCAATGGCCCCAATAGTCGTGATCCTCGTAATCATTGGGTATCTCATAGGACTCATGCTATAGGAGGTCGAATGGCTGAAGTTCTTTTATGGTTAACGATGACGGTGTATTTTGAAGGTCGCTCTGAGCCTGTAATCTGTCAAGAAAAAATAGCTAGGGTAGTTTTGAATCGGATGAAGGACGGAGATATTAAAAAAGTTATTCTGGCCCCATATCAGTTTAGTTGGGTGCCTGAGAAAATGAACGGAGAAGTTTTAAAGCCTGAGCATCGACCGAACATAGAGAGCGTGGCGTGGAAGCAAGCCGAGCAGTCTGCTAGAACCGCCCTTTATACAGATAGAGAATTCAAAGCTACACACTTTCACTCAAAATCAGTTAACCCTAAATGGAACAGACCTTTTTACATAACTTGCGGGAATCACCACTTCTACTTATGAGAACACCATACGAGACAGCACGTCAATTAGCCGTAGAACGAGCCATAGCTACCGCAGTTGAACAAAAACGCGGAACAAAGTTACTTAAACTGCCCGATAAATGGATTTTAGATTATGCTGTACATAATAAAAACAATGAGATTACTTGCTATGTAGAAATACGAACGCTGACTAATACTTATGAACAGGTAAAGCGATATGGTGGATATTTTTTAAATGTTAACAAGTGGCTTGCAGCAAAACACTATTACGAAGCATTAAATAAACCGACCGTTATAATAGTACGAACATCAGAAGGGAGAGTCTCGTACTTAACACTTACAGACTTCCCTAATAATATTCCTCATTGCATTACAGGAAGGGAAGATCGTGGCGATCCTGACGACAAAGAACCTGCGTTTAAGTTCAAGATAGAGAATCTCAAATTTCTTTTAAATTTTTCTGATGAAGAATTAGAAGCGTCAATCTTGGCAGCTAATAAGTCGGGCGGCTGATAAAGAATTTACTGGGTTTCCCGACGCAGAACTCTAAAACAGTTTTCGGCTATGTCCTCCTAGCCTGACTTATTCGGCACTTTATACTTATCTATATCTCAAAACAGGTATAAATGAGTATACTTTTAACTGTAAAGGCGGGTTCCAGCACTATCAATAATCAATCCGCTTCGTCTTGGCTTGAACTCAAGCAGCGGAATAGATACATGAGTCCAGCTATTAAACTCCAAAATTACTTGGTCGTATTCTAATTTGGATTTTATGATTGCCTCGCAGACCTGCCGAGGAGTCATTCCTACTACACGAATATCTGCCGCGCAGCCAAAGCGGTGTTGGCTCGTATCCTTACTTCCAACCGAGTCATTGACCAGTTTGCAGCGATAGCCTGACGTAATCGAGATAGGCTTATTCCCTAACACTACTCTAACTCGCTCTAGGAACGCCGCCAGTCGCATTAAATTAGCTGTGTGGTCGGCATTAGGGGTGTTATCCCATCCCCGTCTTTGCGCCGCGTCTGAAGCGGTCATTTCGTCAAGTGTAAAGTGTTCGGATAGCTTCATTCTATTTTCGATTGATTACGAATCCACTCTTGCAGCGAGTTCAGTTGCGTTATGTTTTCGTGGCACGAACCGTAATTGGCGTTAATGGTTTCGGTAACGTCTGCAATTGAGACGGTTTGAGCATTAGCAAAGTCGGTGGATGAGGGAACGGAGTTCGTGGCGGAACTGTCGTGGAACACCCGAAAGCTAGAAGGCAGAATAATACTATCGTCCACTTTTGCATTTCTTAATATCTCCCTCGACCGCTTCTGTACCTGTCCAATAGTTGCTGAGTAATCCGTGATGACTTTATCAGTAACCAGCACCTGCTCTGTGATTGCCTGTACCGTATGCCTCTCTGACTCAATTACAGCCTCTCTACAGGACGCTTCGCCAATTCTGATGCCCTGATAAACCCCCGCGCCGAATAATGCGACAGAGAGCGTTACAACAGCGGCAATTTTAGTGGCAAGCGGTAGTGCTAATAAAAACGGAATCATTCAATCGGTTCGGTAGTTTTGAATCTCAAAATCATATTTCCGGCACTGCTAACAAAGATTAGACCAGCATAAACGATGGGCTGGATAAAAAATTGGAATGTGGTGGCGGCTAATTCTATTAATCCCAGAGACAGAATTAATACTGCGTTCCACCAGAGCGTCTTTGAATGATGAGCCTGTTTCATTTGTCTGCTTTGGTATCTAGCTTATCGAATATCTTTTCTAACGTAAGATCTATCTTATCGAAGCGGCACTGAATGTCATCCTTTCTACTATAGTGAGACGGTAGACAGACCTCGATCCTCTGAATATCTGTTTTGAGTCTCTCGACCGCATCCCAAAGAGTGCGGCAAAGCCAGCCGAATGTTGCTAGTGTCGCGCCAGCCCCGATATTGATTAGAGTTTGAGCATCCATTTATGTTGGGTAGACTAGGTCTACTCTCGTATTAAGTGCCACGCCAGTTGTGAATACTACTGAAGTTCCGCTTGTTACCGTTACGTCAGCAGCGTTAACCATCTTTACGCCGTTTGCATACACTTCGATCTTACCAGATATATATGTCGCGCTGGTGGTAAAGGTGGTCTGAAGTGCTGTAGCAGTGAACTGGTCATAGATCATCTTTCCAGCGACTACTCCGGCAGCTACCCCGTTCGCAGTTGTAGCCGTACCAGCAGTCAAACCAGTTGCCGTACCTGTGCAGCTAGTAAGAACGCCAGCCGATGGAGTGCCGAGATTAGGCGTTACCAATACGGGAGAGGTGTCTACTACAAACTTACTTCCCGTTCCTGTCTGAGAAGCGATGCTCGTGGCGTTGCCTACAGAAGTTATCGGGCCAGTTAAATTCGCGTTGGTAGTTACATTACTCGCAGTGAAAGCGGTAGCTGTGCCGGAGATGTTTGTTCCGACCAAAGCCGTTGGAGTGCCGAGTGCTGGTGTAACGAGTGTCGGAGATGTTGCCCGGACAAATACTCCTGTGCCTGTCCCCGTATATTCAGCAGCAGTCGAGTGATAATACTCGTTTGCCGAGCCGCCATTCAGACCCGCTAGATCATTGTGCAGATTCGCCAGTGGAGAGTTGACGTGAGTATTCCTCTCAGTGCCGTTATAAGTCAGCGTGATAGTTCGCGTGTGGTCAGAAGTAACGAAACCTAAAATCCCTAGCCTAGTTGCGATAGTGACCGCTGTTGACGGCTGAGTTATATACGCATCTAGTTGGGAATAATCGGGGGAGATGGAAGTTATGTCCGGCGTTGTTACTCCAAAGAGTTTCTTCCATACCGTACCCGCTACTGCTGATTCGTTTGTGTATCCGCTTAGTGTTGCGATAGTAACTACTGTATCTGAAGTTCTGCCCGTGATCTGATAAATCCCGTTCGGGGTTTGTAGATAGGAAGATACCAGCACACTTGCAGAAGCATCAATAACTGCCGCAGCGAAAGGAGTTCCAGTCGATGCCGTAGCCGTTCTACTTGTTCCTGTTCCCGTGGTCGTAATCGTTCCAGTGACAAGTGGAATCGCAGTATAAATCTGCCGCGTGATTGTAGTGATCGATCCACTAGCATCGCTATCAACCCCCGCCCAGATAGTAAAATCCCAGATACCCGCATCGAATATAGTTCTGCCCAAAGGTGCGGAAACAAAAGCGGAAAAGCAGACCGTGTTACTAACCGCCGTTCCAGTAATTGTTACCTCTGCGGTAGTGACTGGGATAGTTGCGAATGTCGAAATAGGGATAGCGTTATTCGCCCCGACAGGAGTTATGTTAGGGGTCGCGTTATAAAATACAACTCCCGTACCTGCTGATGATGTATCTGAATTAGCGTTAGCCCAAGCCGTTCCGTTATATCTCAATACCTGATTGACTAGCGGGGTTCCAATCGTTACTTCATTCAGATTGGATAATGGAATATCTATAGCTGCCGAGCCATTAAATGAAACGCCAGCAATATCACGCGGGGTAGTTAGGGTCGCAGCCGATCCCGTAGTATCTGCATTAATGGTCGCTGGTAGGGATAGAGTCACCGCACCAGTCGGAGAGGAAACGTCTATCTCGTTTGCTGTTCCCGTGATAGAGACTACAGCCCCATCACCTTTATCGTTAAAGGTATTCCAATCAGTCGAGCTTAGATAGCCAGAGGTAGCTACTCCAGCAGCACTGATGCTTATATCAGGAGCCGCGCCGCCGCTGGATGAAATAGGGCTGGTAGCGGTAACAGAAGTGACCGTGCCGACACTGACCGAGCCGCCGAGGGCTGTAACTGATCCGTTTATTGTGATATTTGAATTGACCAGCTTGGCGTTTGCTATCGAACCCGCCAGCATTGTATTGGTGACGGTCGAGGTGTCCGTTGTGTAGACACCATCCGTTACCGTTCCAGCATTGCCGCCAATTGAAAGACCAGAGGCAGTGCCAGAGATATTGGTTCCGACCAAAGCGGTCGGAGTTCCGAGAGCCGGAGTGATGAGAGTCGGGCTAGTTGCCAGAACATTATCCCCTGTCCCCGTATTCGCTACGCTTACAAGATTACTAGACCCGTCTGTAGCCACTGCATACGAGGCTGTAAGCCCCGATATGTTCGCGCCTAATACAGACACTACACCGGAGTCATCCAGCGTAGCTGTGGAGTTCTGAATAAGAAGTCCAGTCGCACCATCGAATCGAGTTATAGCGTTGTCGGTAGATGAACCGGGGCCAACTACATCCCCCGATCCAGCCCCGCCAGTATTAACCGTGACGATAGATTCTGTTCCATCATCCTTTTTCATGTACAGCTTGCCATCGTATGTATTGATAGCAAGTTCACCCAAAGCCAAATCAGTGGTCAGCGGAACCTTTGCGGCAACCGCCGACCGTTTAATCTTGATACTGTTAGCCATTAGGCTCCCCTTTAGGCTATATAGCCGGGATTAAAAATTAGAACGTGCCGCCGTCCACATTGATTTCATAATCAGCCGCGTCGGTCAATTGCCCCTGTGCGTTAACTGTGAACGCGGTTGTATAAAATCCATCATTAGTTCCGTATGCTGCTGCGGTTACTGCGGTGTTAGTAATCGAGAACTCGTTACCTGTCAGCGTCAATCCTGTGCCAGCAACATAGGCTCCAGCGGCAGAGAACTGAACCCAAGTTACAGGAGTCGTTCCGAGCGTTCCACCAGAGTTTACTGAGCAAACCCACCCGCTATCTGCTTGTGTGGTTCCCTGTTCGATAAAAGTAAATGCGCCGATTAAAGAATCCCAAGTATTCGCATCGGTAGTCCGGGTCCACGCACCAGCGTTGCATTGATAGATGCCGTTGTTCTCGTCTAGCGTTTGATTCTTTACCAGCACGCGCATACCAGCAGTGATTGAAATTCCATCAATCGTTTGTGCGCCAGATAAAGTAATGTTAGCAGTGGTAGCAGCAACGCACGAAGCCTTTGGATCAAGACCCTGTGCGACTGAATCTACATAGGCTTTAGTAGCGGCATCTTGAGCAGAAGTAGGGTCGCCCAGACCAGTGATCTTGTAAGTACCCCAAGCTACATCGCCTGTTGGTGCGGTCAAATCAGAGATAGAAGCATCGACCGCAGCCGTTACTAGACCCTTTGCATTTACGGTCAATTTGGTGAAAGTGCCTACATTGCTATTGACTGTAGCAAGCGTACCCGTTCCCGTCACTGCTGCTGTGCCGTCGAAAGCATCCGAGGTGTAAGCAATATCGCCAGTGATGGAGATAGTGCGACCAGTCTCTAAAGCTACAGCGGTGTCGGCTGTTCCAGTTAGATCACCAACGAAGTCGGTAGAGGTAACAGAGACTAGACCAACAATAGTTGTTTCAGAAGAACCTAAAGTAATTTCTGTGGTTCCTACTGTAACGGAATCATTCACCAGCATTGTGTTGGTAACGGTTGCCGTGTCGGTTGTATAAACGCCGTCGGTAACTGTTCCAGCATTGCCGCTAATGTCAGCGACGATTTCATCAGTAAAGGTTTTTATTCCATCGACTGTCTGTGCAGAAGATAGATCTACAAACGCGCCATTACCAGCGATAGTAATAATGCTAGTAGCTGTACCACCAGCCCCGCCCGTTCCTGTACCATAATACAATATATTTGTTTGCTCATTGAAGGCTAGTTCTGCGTTCTCTAGTGAAGCGGGTGCGCCAGCCCCGCCGCCATTTGCTCTACGTTTAATTCTGATCTTGTTTGCCATTTTTAATACTCCTTAGTTTAGATAACCCAGTTTTTACCTCTAATCACACAACTAACCATATTCTGCGATACATTGAATAATTTTTTTAATTCCATTTGTGTTATTTTAGTCGTTTCGTATAACATTTTAATGCGTCCAACCATATCTGGATTTAATTTAACTGAAAGCCTATTTCTCGACTGCATTGTTGCATCAGCCCACCTGCAATTTTCTTTAGAATAACCTAACAAATTATTAATTCTGTCAATAGATTCGTGAAGTTTAGGCGATCCCATATCACTTAAGAATATTTCAAAATCATCCCAAGATTTTTCAATTGTTAAATTTTTATAATAAATTACATCTCTCCCACGCGGGGCATTTATACGTCTACGCATACCAACCCATATTGAATACGCCTTTGCAACTTGTTCACCACGCCGGTCTTTCAACATAGCGACTTTGTTTGCATAAGCCATCAGAAATTACCTCCATCGGTTATTTCGGTTTGGTTAACATTGTTCCATTCGTTAGAACCGAACATTACTACATCCCGATATTGAATATTACTCATCACCACGGGATAACCTGCGATGAGATTATTATTACCGCCACCACCTCTATTAATCTGGATGATTTGTTTAGGAACTGGCGTTACCTGTACCGTGAGATTATTCCCATCGGTTACGTTCACATTAAGATTCGCCATATCAAACCTTTACTATTCCATCACTGCGAATGATAAATAGAAGAAAGATTATATTGTCCTCTGCCGGAGTGCTTCCAGCAGCGACAAATCCTATCTTGATCCGACCAGAGAAACCCGCGCCATTGACTGAACTTATAGCTAGTTGAGCATCATCATCAACTAAGTCCCACGAGGTGTCATCTATGATAAGCGTGAACGAGCCATTAGCATCGTCGCGGTTAACGATAGTCAAAGGGATCGGTGTTGGGGTAGGGGTGTAATTCGTTATATCGAAGGTCAGACCGTAGCGGGAGTCCTTCACATTGGATAAGGTTCTACGGACTATCTGAGCGTCTATGGTCGCGTCAACTAGGTTGACAGGCGTTACGCCATCATCACCAGTTAAAGTGAGATTCCAGAAGGTAGACTGTTGGTATACGAGTTCGCCAGCGATGATCGGATTGTCGAATCCGCTGACCTGAGATAGGGAGTTCTTGTTAAAGACAGCTATGACGCTACCCTAACCTTTTGCTGCGATGCCGTTCTCATGCTCTGCTCCTTACTAGGAATTCGGTTCGCTCACTAGCGAAACCGTGCAGTCATGTTGTGTCTTATGTTGAGATTTTAATCTAGTTTCCCGACAAAATCTATAGGAACAAAGTGAAAGAAAGCCAAGTGACAATCATCATATCTTTGGTATATCTCTCTGACTAATCCAGTCATTGCACTAATCAGAGCAGCCATCCAGAGTGAGGTAATGAATGAGAATCCAATGACTAGGGCCGCACCTACGATCAGGTGTAGAGGCTGGTCTATGAACTCTTTGTTGATTGTCATACTGCCAATGCTTTTAGTTCATCCAACGTTGTAGCCGCATCCGCTAACTTAGTAACGTCACGCAGCCTTTGTTTCTCGCTGATGATAATGGTGGTATCTCTGCCATCTTCTTGAGCGCGTTGGTACTGGACATCGAGTGCTGTTAGCAGTGGAGCGCGTTCAACACGGAGTCGCTCTTTTGTGATATTGACGGCTTTTGGCATATCAACTGTGAGGTCTTCTTTCCAAGCATTTCTCCACGTTCTATCGCTTGGTACTTCATCGCCATTGACAATTTGGAAGGGTACGCCTGCTGGTACGTCCTTAGCGCAAACTTCCTCGATAGACAATTCACCTGTTGGGGTGATGATTGCAACGCCTGCTTCTGTTTGGTAGATTATTTTCATGCTTTCTCCTTGGTTAGCGGAATATTGACACACTAATTAAAGATGAATCAGTAGACCCCGACCCCGACCCTTCCTTAATTTTGAATCTTATTGAGCCAGTCGCAAAGTTAGGAATATCCGCTTGTGGACAGATACCCCATATATAATTTCCGGCACTGCTTATGCCAGCAGTGCCATTAAGCGAATAATTCGCATCCACAATAGCAGTCGTAAAGTTCACCGTGTAATCACCCACACCGTTATCCGTAATACTCGACACATTCCCGCTTGCACGAATAGCTACAGTACCTGTGCCGTTGAAGTTTACCCAAGCGCGAGCTGAATAAGATGGAGCAGAACCAGAAGCCGTTGATAATGCGGCAGGTGCAGGTATTCCAGTACAGTTAGCCAAATTGCCGGAAGTTGGGGTCCCCAATAATGGAGTAACTAGAGTAGGTGAAGTCCCCAGCACATTAGCACCAGTACCCGTAGAAGTAGTAACTCCAGTGCCGCCATTAGCTACAGGAAGCGTTCCCGCAACCCCTGTGGTCAGAGTGACCTGACCCGATGAGTTCGTATTATTTGCTAACTGACTTAGATTAAAAGCATTTGTCATGCTGCCCCCGCGCGTGCGAATGTTTGTTGGAGAATCACGTTGTTAACTGTATCAGGAGCATTAGTTAATGTATATGCCCCAACAACAGTCGTAAAGTCCGTTCCTAACTTTAATAATACACCGTTTTGATACAGATTAAAACCACCCGAAGTGAATGAGAATGGGTATGTTACCTGACCTATTATAGTTTGGATAACCTCATTGACTGGCGTTCCGTTAGGCACTCCCAGATTGTTTGGTGTCCATTGTATTATCTCAAGATCGCCCGTTGTTACATCGGGAAAGTTTGTAATAGTCTGCCCGATAATATCGTAGTCTTGCTCATTGACCACCGTTCCATTAATGAATAGAAGTTCGTAGCCTGAGATTAAGGTAAAGCCTGATACTGTATAACTTCCAGCGGCTGATAGAACTGCTGAATTCCTACTGAATGAAGCATAAGAACCTGTGGCGGTATTGGTCGATCTAAAGGATATAACAGTAATGATATTATCTAATACTACTCCTGTTCCAAACGTCACCCCGCCAGCCGCGTCCGTATATTCCGAAGTCTGGCACAATGTCCCCTGATTAAATACGAAACATTGCCCAACTATATAAGCCACATTCCTAGAGACTGAGAATACTGTCTGTCCACTTGTCGCAGTGAATGTCGATATAGTCATTTCAAAAGTGTCGGGTGCGGTGAAGCCTACCACCCGCCCATAAATATCAATGGTGAGCGTTGCTGCCGATGCTGTGTAGGTATAAACCCCCGCGCCGAAGTCTAGGTAGGGTGCAAGATGAGCGACTACAACTCCATCAGAATTATTAGAGACAGATATTTCACCAGTTCCGACGCTCGTAGTCCCCACCTTTAATAGCTGTCCTGTTCTTACATCAAGATCAATGTAGTTAGTTCCATCAGGCAAAGCCGCCCAGATTGTAGGATCGAATAGATTGCTCTCGTATGGAACGAAAGCCGCTGTGCCAGAAGCGTAGATAGCAAAGCCTGTGTCGAAGGATATTTTGCGACCCGTTCTATTCGTATACAGAGGATAGATGGTCGTTCCGAAAGCGGGTTCGGCTAGATACCAAGAGTAAGCCGCCGGATCAATGCTAGGCGTTATGCTGTTTTGATTAATCAACCCGTAGTAATACTTGCCTCTGGGATTAAGATCAAAGCCCGTACCTGTGATCGTATCGGCATAAGCGATAACCAAGTATTGGTCTGAGTATTGGAAGGTCGTGGGCCGCCAATGAAAGACCGCACTAGGCAGACTGAAGCTAGACGCTCCCAGACTATTCATCATTCGAGTGACGAAATACCAATCCCCAGAAGGAATCCCCGCCAGAGAGATTAAGGGGAGGACTGTATTAGTATTCCACGGAGTGCCGTTAGCCTGTACCTCGCTTGTACCTGCAAAGATTAGCTGCGCCTCTGTAGGGCTTGCGAACGCGGTGTAATAGAGTTCCGCATATTGAGAGATGCCAGCCGCCGGAGTCGTTACTTGAACCAAGAATAAAGGATTCACATAAGTCGGATACTCTGTCTCAACTATTGGTGGTGGCACTGTTCCGAATACTAGCGGATCGCCGATACCTGTGTTCGGGCTTGGTTGGAATTCGGTTATAGCTACATCATCATAGACGGTAGGGTTAAATTCCATCAGCAGCAAGTTAACTACAATCGCCCCGTCATCTTTGAATGTCTGCGATACTTTATTAGTTCTGAATAGCTTATCTACCCATCCATAATTAGCATTGGTTAATGTCATTACATCACCTGCTTCTAGTTGGAGTCCATCAAACCCAACAGAACAAGTGACCTGCAAATCCTCCCGCGAGGACTTTAAGAATCGGTTAGCTAGATACTGTGCGCGTACATTATTGTTACAGAATGGAACTGTTATTGATTGCTTATTAATCGGCTCATTAGGGAATAGAAGTGCCGGATCAATTTGGGCTAGATCAAAAGTTGAAGTATTAAAAGCATCTTGATTAGACTTGTCGGGGAACTTGACCTCGGCAATATTGAATGAATTAGATAGATCAATAGGCGTTACCTGTATCGAAGAAATGATATTGCTATCATTTATAGCCATTGCTACGGTGTATGTGGGCTTCTGGACGATCACGCCCCACTTAGCCGTAACCTCGTCATACCTTAATAAGCAATCGCAGCTAGAGGTCATGTTCTGTAGCGTACTCATGATAGTCCGTGCCGCGTCTACCGCCCCATCAAACCTAAATCTAGTCTGGGTTGTTACCACTCCACTATAATCTGTATAGGTGAATGACTCGTCCGAATAAACATCTAGTGCCGTAAGGCTTGTGGTGTCAATCTGATTTGAAGGAATTGCCGCGCCATACCGAGTGTTGGTCAAGAAGTCTGAGAAACATTCTCCCGGCTTATGTCTGCTATTTTTTACTTGAAACCTAGTCGGAGCCAAGCCTCGGATATTCGCTGTGACGCTATAAGTAAGGACAAGAATTGCGAACGCGCAATTGGTCATTAGCTTTGTTGCATCCCATTTATAAGTCAAAGCAGAATTTGACATTATTTGGATTGCTGTCTGATCTGAATTTGTAGGTGTATTTGAGCCGTTGCTATACAGGTATATATTAATTTTACCTTTCACATTCGTCTCAGATTCCCCTGTGGATTCGTCTAGCAACGCATCTACTTGATATTGATTCGTCGCATTAAATACGCATTTCTTTCCTGAGTAGTAAATATCCCCGAAAGTAATTGTATCGGCAGTCTGACCGGGGTTAGTATTCGTAACCTCGCTCAAAGCTAAAACGTAATATAATTTCTGATCGTTATCGGTTATGCTTAAATCTATTACGGTTCCACCGATCCACGAATCGCCATAGACAACAGGAAGTTTATTAGATGTAGCCGGAGGTATCTGGGTTCTGTTCCCCGGGTCGCGCTGCTCCCCACCACCACCACCACCGGGAGCATTAGGGCCACCTATAACCGCTGAGACTGCAAAAGATATAGCCATTGATACAACCATACTGATCGCAACAGCTAAGACTTGGGCTGTAGCAAGCGATATAGTTAACGCTGTGACAAGAAAGGCTGTTAGCGTAGCGACGAACGCATAAGCCTGACTTGTGAATGTCAGCGTACTTAGCCCGACAAAAATTACCCACGTTCTTTTATTTATGAAAGTTCTTTTATCCACGTTTCTTCCATTTTCTTAAAGCCGTATTTTTTATAATTCAAATTAGGGCTGTTATGCAGCTTGCCCATTACAAAAAAAGTTATTCTGCTTTCGTCTTTTAATTGGTTTCCGTAGTTCACGAATTCCTTAAAGAGCCTATATCCTACCGTAGACTTCCTATATTCCGGCTTCACATACCACGCCAATTCATGTAGTCCAAACGTTTTGTTACACCACAAAGAGGGAACTATCATCCCTATTATCAGCCCCTTCCCCGGCTCTATAAAAATTACCCCTAGTCCAGAATTAATGCTATCAAATAACTGACTCCACCAGTCTGGGTTCTCTAATGCTCTAAGGAAGTCAATGTCGCTTTCCGTCTTGAACATTCGCATCATTTCAATGACATCGGCTTTATCAAATTTATTAGATTTTCTTATCACGACGAAGCTAAAGCATCTTTTCCAAAATTATAATTAATAGTGCTTATGAAGGCCACTCTATTCATGCTTGTGTCACCCGGAGCAAAAAATTGCCAAGCATTGTCATTCGTATATCTTCCAGCAGTTCTATTCTGCAAGATCATTTGAATTGATGAGGCTGATACCGTTATAACACCAACATACGATCTAGCTTCCTCTAGCCATTCTTCCGAGATGGAGAATGAAGTTATATATCCGTTAAAATATTGATATAGCCCACCAGTGCCGCCATCGGTGAGTAACACTCCATCCGTCCCGAAAAAACCTTTCCACGCCTCGATCTGCGAACCCTTTATATTCTTACTTAATACGAAACCTAACATTGCCGTATCAATTCCAACAAAAGAAAACGTAGTCTCGTTGGCAGTTGACTTTATGTCTCTAATAGCATCTCCAGCTTTTACTAATACCCCTAACCCAGAAAATGGTTGCGCGTCTATTTCTGGAATGGTAAGTGTGGACGGGGCTGACGATATTAAAAAAACCTCCTCCGGCGTAGTGATCCGAAGAAAGTCTGCATAGCGAATGTTATTAGTGCCGTCAACGGGTGGGATAACATTCATAGGACTGCCTCAAACGCTTTGAATGTTCCCTGCCAATTTATAAAAGAATCATTCTGCATCGGAATTAAGGTGTAGGCGGGATAGTCCCGAAGGATAACTGGGAATGTGCAGCCTGTATAAGAATCGCCGCCCATTGCTACCGTTGTTCCATATTGCCCTATAACCGCCGCCACGGGGCTAACAAGTTCTGTGATTAGGTTACGGTGGACTGGTATGTTAACGGTCAACCCGGAGCCTCTAACTACGTCTGCTGTGGCAATGTAAGAATATCTGCCAACCTGACAGAAGTCTCCGGCTTTAACTATATAGAGTCCGGCGCCAATACTGGGAAGCGAACCAAGAACTAGAACCTTTGCTGCTGACGCTATCTGCCACTCGCATACTTCGATAGCACCAGAACTCATGTCTCCCTGATATGCTATGTAGTTGACCCATCCAGTCACGCCAAAATTTAAGTATTGCTCTAAAGACTTATCAGGAATCCGTAGGGAATTAAGAAGCCCTCTGCTTTGACTGTATTTCAAATAGTTATGCGGCTTCATCTCGAACGCGAAAGGAACTACCGTTACAATTTCAGCGGTCGCTATTCTCTGATTCCGGCTGACTACTTGACCGACAAAGCGGTGGTCGTTGATCCCTACCGACTCGCTATTAATTAAGATCGTATTAAGGCTCATAGTTTACCTGTTCACTGGAACGGATTTGTTCGCGGATTGATTCGCCGCCCATACACCCATCTTGTTTTTAGATAGGAACTGAAGTGCTGATTGGGTATCTATCGCTGACATTTGCGCGATGTACGGGCCATTATATACAATGGAAGGCTGACCGCTTGGGCTGAGAGCATCCGACAGTCTGTTGTTCGGTATGACATTCCCCCTTCCTGATGGAATAAAAAGTTCTGGGCCTTTCTCTCCAACTATCGTGGGACCGCCGATCTCTCCGCCTTCTGCTGCAAATCCAGTGCCAGTCATCCCAGAAGGCATAAACCCGCCCTTCATTGAGCCACCCTTCCCCATTCCACCACCACCAAACGCACTCGTAATAAACCCGACCGCCATCATAGCCAATTGCATCGCATAGAACTTGGTAATCATTTTAGCTATATCAGCTATAATACTTAGCGTAAATTTGCCGAATGATTTGGTTCCATTCTCTGCGAACTGATCTATGGCTGATCCAATAGTATTGGTGAACATACTAAAGGCACCCTCTCCCATCTTGCTATAGTTCAGAGCGTCATCGTTGAACTGATTAAAGGATTTTTCCCAACCGAAGGAAAATGAATACTGTTGAGCGTTTATGCTGCGGATCGTGGACTCAGTTAGCTCGATGTACATCTTCCCCTGTTCTTGGATAATGTCTCGCTGTTGCTCTAGGACTACAGCCAACTTCTCGTTGCCCATAATGCGAGCATCAAGAATCTTTAATGTAATCTGTGCTATCTGATTGCTAAGTTGTTGTTCTACATTAAGAACGTCCATCCTTACTTTCTGTTCGCGTTGCGCGTAGACCGCTATTTCAGCGCGAGTCGTAACCTGTTTTAATGCTAATTCATTCTGACGAATATACTCTGCCGACAGCAATTTGGCCCGATCCAATGTCTGCTGCATTTGTACCGCTTTAGCCGCGTCGGGGTCTTTTGCAGCGGTTACAACTCGTCCTGTGCCAGCCACACCAGAAGCCGACTTTCCTAATGGATCGATAACGTCCTGCATCAATCTTTGATTCGCCGCCCACGTTTCAAGATTCTTCGCCTTCAGAGCGTCGTATCCGGCAGCAATACCTTTAAAATCTCCCGCCAATACTTTTGCTAAAGATGACCCCATAAATACTAGAGTATCGGCAAGTTGAGCCACCGCCGATGCCAGCGTATTTATTCCAACCGCCGCATGTTTAACAAACCATTCTAATTTCTCAAAAAAGAATTTGGACGCCGCAGTATTTTTATTCCAGTGATCGAACAACGTGCCAAGCGTAGGGATAACCGCGTTAGTAAACATCAGCATTGTCTGACCAGCTTTTGCGCTTAAAGCGTCATGCAACCTTCCGGCTTCTTCTACCGCTGCCGCATAAGCCTTAAACTTATCCCGCGCCGCCTGTGTTCCATTCACCAAACCGATCCAATCTACGCCCTTACCTGCTCGGCTGAACATCTCCACTCCCGCAGCAGCCCTAATAATTGGGTCTTGAATAGCGGCAATAGAATATAGAGTCTTGTCGAATAACTTATCCGGGCTTAGTTTAGCTAGATCATTTAATGAAACGCCCAAGCGACCGAAGGCTTGTTGTGCGCCTAGTGAACCCTGTGCGGCTTCGCCTACTTTAGATGAGAACGAGGATAAGAACTTGCCAGCGTTATCGGCTGACCCTCCATTTTCTGCCAGACCCTTAGAAAGGGCTAGTATAGAGGCTACAGCGACTTCATTGGCTTTGGCAGTATCAGAGATAGCGTCACCGTAAGATAACGCTTTGTAGGTCATTGCAACGAAGGCAGCACTTGCTATCGTCGCGGCTTGCTGTGCATTATGAGCGAATTTTGCGAGACTGCGATCAGCACCCTCGATGCCCTTCTGAAACTCTGCTGAGTCCAGCCCCAGAACTACGCCAAGTCTTGCTAACATTCCCATCATTTACCCCTTAAATATTTTCTTGGGTGCGTTCGGTGCTGATCTCATATAACTTTGCAAAGCCGTATTAGCGGCTGCGTCTTTTTGTTCCTTCGTCAGCGGTGGGTATAAATATTCATACGCCTTCGGTATGATGTCTTGTAGTTTAAAAGCGGTCTGATTTTCAGACCTCATGTAATTATATATCGCGCCAGTCAATGATCCTAGCACTTCTAACATCCCTCGGTTGCCTATCAGCCCATCGACATACATGATGCAAATGTCTGTGAACCGTTCTTCGTCTATGCTGTCAGGATCAGTTCCGTTTGCAGTTAGCATCGCTTTAACCTGCCTACGGACTGACCCAGTTATTTTCCCTTTGCTTCCTCGTATCCGGGGGAGACTGTCTCGCTGATATTCTTAATCACCTGTAGCTGGATCGGCAGAGGGAATAACTCATCTATCATAGGGTAGGTGATGTTAGCCATATCAAAGTCTGCTTCTTCTGGTACTAGCAGTCGGAATAGTTCTGTAATACGTTGCTCCAGTATTCTTTTATTCGTTGCTGCCGCCTTCATAGAGTTGCCGTCTACTAGAACATCGTCCTCAGTAATGTGACAGTTCTCACTTTCTTCCAAATCTTTAATCAGGTCTTGGTAGTAAATGTCGATGATTTCATCATCTATCAACTCCATACGAACCTGCATCTCCTCGAATTCTTTTGTAAGCGGTACTTTAACTTTAAAGGTATGACCGCCCATAGTGAATGATCGAGTCCTTACGCTTTCTTTATGCTTTACGAACTGTGAACCTAATGCCTTCTCTAGCTTATTCATGTCTTGTCCTTTTATATGTATCGAGATTTGTACTTGCTCATATTTTCCCAGATCAGTTTAGATAAAATATTAAGCACTGCACCTGCTTGGCCTTCTAATGCCGGACGTAGGAATGGAGTTGCCGCCATATTCTTTGTCCCGAACTCTACTGCTGTTGCTCTTGCATCACTTCTGACTCCTGTTTGCTTAGACTTTGTTTTTAAGTTCTTAAATTTCATCTTTGCTAACTTCTTTCCGGGTGCTGTTGTAACCAGCCCAATTACCGTATCACTTGGGTCTATGTACTTTGACCGCTTATCCTTACCCGTAGGGTTCCTAGCTTCGATCTGTAGAGACGCTGCGAGTGCGCCAGTGTCCCGAGGTACTAATGCTTTCGCCTGAGCGAGAACTGGTGCCATAGCTTGCCTTACCGACTTCTTAAGAATAAGACTTTGATCTCTAGGCCCGAAGTTAGAATATAACGCTTTAAATGCTTCGTGAAGTTCTTTGTGACCTACGAAAGCAATTTTGACTGAGGCCATTAGTCTCCCTTAACGACTATCTTTTTATAGATTTCGTTATTCAGAGCGACTGTGTAGTCGGCTACCTCCTCCGGCGTCATTGTGTCGGCGTGGTTCTTTGCTATCTCATAGGCTAGATGAATTCCAGCTATGCGCTGCTGCTGGTGACTGAACCAATTTTTTTGGCCTGAGTTAGCCTGATGAATTATGTATTCGAGAAGTGCTGCGGAACTATTTGTTGTCATATATTGTAGAACCGCCCCGAAGGGCGGCTCATCTCTTAGGTGTTGTTAGACCAGCCGTAGTTCAATCCACCAATAGGATGGATAGTGAACTCGAACTTACTTTCAGCGTTAGGCTGCAAATCCCACTTCAAACCACCGACCATACCATTGAAGGCATAAGCGACAGTATCGGTGCCGTCATAAACTGCTACTACATAGGTGCGAACAACTGTACCGCCATATCCATCTTCACGGATTTGCAATTGTGCCACGTCGGCAGGATTCCAAGCAGAAGTAACCGTTAATGAAGTTACTTGATTCTGCGTCGTGACCTTCGCGCCAGTTCTTGCGCCAGCGACCGAGTAAGCTGCTACAGCATCATCAGAACCAAAAGCAGGTACAGCCTCAACAGGAACCGCCATACCTGTAGAACCTACACCGCCAGCAGACGTTCCTACGAGTTCTTCTACCCAACCTGTCCACGTTGAAAGATTAGCAATAGAAAAAGGGGTTGGAGTTGCCGCAGATTGCATCCAGAGAGTAGCTGTGTATCCGGGTAAAATTTTATTAATCAGTGCCATAATAATTCCTTTGAATAAGATTTAAGAAATTTTGTCTTATGATGATGTTGGAATGTCCATTTTTACATCTAGTATAATTTGATTCATGCCTAACTCGTTATCATAGGTATTGTATAACCAATGTACGTCAGCTTTAGCAATGAAAAATCCTTCTGCTAGACTACCGAATAATCCCGAGTAGCCGTGCAATTCTTGCAGTATCGTATTGCCCAGACTAAAAGCGTCTGTCATAGCTTTGCAAAATATCGAGGTCTGAAAGATCGGGGTGTCGATACCTTTATTATCCTGAGTCTGTCCTGTGTACACGGGCTGATGGACGTTCCGCAGTTGCCACGTTATGAACTTTTCTTCTGTTGCCCAGTTCCGATTAAAGTTTGCATAGACTGGAACGGGGTCAACAATCGCAGCCAGTTGATATTGAATCGCTTGTGCGTACACATAGGGATTATTCTGGGTTGTCATACGGGTGTCTCCGGGTCGTTGCGATAGCAGATATAAGTCACCTTCATCCGATCATTCGATTCCCTAATGTCCGTAATTCTCCAATCAAATCCGCGCCAAGTAATGCTAAACAAATTCTGGTTATCTACGATCTCCTTATTATTCGGAGTGTAATTAACCGTGATCTTTACTAAGTCTTGATAGACTCTATATCTCTCGCTTATCCGTAATGAATTAGCTACGTCAGCCACAAGCCCTCGCGTCTCGAACCACGGAGTAATCGTGGTCGTGTATTCCCCAACGGTATCAACCCCGTTGGTGACGTTATTAATCGTAAGGTTCTCATAACGGACTATAGTCATTACATCACAAGCGGCTTGTATGGTCGAAGTAAAGTATCCACGCCCCAACTAATCATTTGGGTTGTATTCATCGCCCCGTTGCTAGTCGCACTTCTGTTGTTGTAGATGTGCGTAAGCAGCATTAATCCAGCCTGTTTAACGACAGGATAATTCGCAATAGGGTTAGCGTTTTGCGTGTATGTGACTATGATCGGATTAGCAAAGGTCTGATTAAGCGTGGTAGGTATTGCCGATACCACAACTCTATTCCCTGTCTGATCGTAGAAATAGTTACTTGATGCCAGAGTAATTGGTGCGTTACTTTCCACTCCGTAATAGCTAACTGAATTGACTGTAACTCCTGTCGATCCAATTGATACTTCTGGCAAGTCGAGATAAAGTGCCGAACCATAGACGCCAGCATTGCCGTAATACACTCTGAACTGCGTGCTGAATATAGCCATCCCTAAATAATCTTCAATGGCAAATCGAGTTGCTAGTTCGATGCTTTCGAGATAAGCATCCTGAGATTCGTCTTGAAATAGGTTTAACTGCTGCGTTATTTCCTCAAGCGAGAGCCATTGCGTTACCGTGTCCCGCGCTATCTGTTCTACTTTCGCATAGTTATACGGATTTCGGTTTGATCCGAAAAACTCCGATAGCGTCATATTTTCGACTGGCATAGTTCACTCCCTATGCTGGACAGACTGCGCGCACACCAGCAAATACATCACGAATGGTTGAGCATACCCGCTTCTCTGCATACAGAGAAATAAATCCGGGCTGATACTGCTCAAGACGTTGAATACTCATCATTTCGTTATCGGCAATGGTCATGAAGCTATCCCAAGCGGCTAGATAGATAGGGTAGGTGCTTGCCCCATATTCGCTCATGTATGGGTTTGGAATGACGGGGAATCCAAAAATGCTACATACGGAACCACCATCATCATCACCTGATTCAAATAAGACTGGGAATCCAGCGGTGTCTTTCAATTGCCTAAACAATTGAATTGTGTTTGGGTGCATCATCCACGCTGTACACGGACTCATCCAATACTGTGCAGGAAGTGCAGAAGCTAAAGCGGTAAGGTCGTTGTAAGTAACAACAGTTTTAGACGCTGCGGCTGTCTGTAGCATCGTGTGCCGACCATTAGTAGTTGCTGATCCGCTAGTGCCGAAAGATGCTGCCGAGGTACTTCCAGCATATAAATTTAATCCGCGCAGCCCGTCAACCTGACCAGTTTGGGGTGTTGATGCTCCGCTAGCTTGGTCGTTGTTCAACATCATAGAAAGGGCTTCTTGCTGTGCGAATTCTAAGGCTATATCTGAGACAATGCTTTCATCAAGTCCGTTAATGTCAGACATAATTGCCGTCCGAATAGGCACGACTGCATTAATAGATTTAACAGAGACTTGCCAGAAAGATGTGGCGTAGTTGCCTACATCATTCTTTACGCTGTAGCCCCACGGGTTCGTGGTGCTAGTTTGAATTACTGTAGCGTTACCTGTCTTGACTACGAAGGCTTCATCAGAACCGATAGTGGTTATTTCGCGAACGCCACACATACGAAAGGGGTTGCCGTATCGCAATGGCGCAAAGGCTTGATCGTAAATAACGCGACCACCGACACCAGTACCAGAACCCGTAAGTCCGGCTGCTTCCTTCAAACTAACATCAGCCCGACCCTCGGACAATGCTGTTTTTACTGCTTCGAGAATTAGGCTCATGTGAGTTTCCTTTAAATTGGAAAGACGGGGGATTTCTCCCCCGCGTTTTCTTAGTCGTTAGCCGTATAGGTTGAACGGTAACGGATAATGCTGAAAGGATCAACAACGCTGGTACATAGACGCTTCTCGCCGAAGAAAGTAATAAATCCGGGGAGAGTCTGATCGTACCTACGGAGAACCATATTCAAACGATCGACGATGGTATGTCCGCGCGACCAGTCACCAAAATACATTGGGTACAGGTTATTTTTGTCCACTCCAGCGTAGCTAGGGGTATCCAGATACTTATTCACAACAACATCGAATCCACACAAGCGACCTACGATTCCGTCTGTTTCCAGAGGACTCATACGCTCGAATACTGGCGTGCCGTTGTCATCGGTCAATCCGCGAATCTGTGAAAGCAAAATTGGATTGATAACGAAACGTGCAGATGTTGTCCAGTATTGTTGTGGCAACGCATAGATGAAGTTAATAACGTCCTTGTACTGGATGTTTGCTGCGCCAGCGGCGTTGCCATTCGTTACCAACTGGTCGTAGGTAGCGATGCTAGACAATCCACTGCTAGAGCCTGTTCCGCTTGTTCCGTATGCAGCCGTAGTGGTTACACCCGGAGCGTAGGCACCGTTACCACCAGCGTATTGGTTCAAACCGCGCAGACCATTAATACCACCAGTTGCAGCGATAACACCAGCATCAGAGCTTTGATCGTCGTTCTGGATCATTGAGATACCTTCTTGCTCACTGAACTCGACCAACATATCAGATACTACGTTGCTTTCCAGACCATCAATGTCGTCCAGTGCAGCGGTACGCAATGGGAACTGAACATTAATATCTTGCAGAGTCAGTTGCCAGATATTCGTGGCTACTGTGGTTGCCGATCCGTTGTTCTGGATAGGATAGCCCCAAGCCGGGCCAGTGTTGCCAATTTTGGCGCGGAATTGATAGGTAGAGCCATCAGTTGCAACGGTGCGTGATACGCCGCGCATAGGATTAGCCAAACGCAATGCAACGAATACAGGATCATAGGCAGTACGACCGCCGACACCCGCGCCAGAACCCTGTAGGCCAGCGGCTTCTTTTAAGAAAGCGTCATACTGGGAATCGCTCTCGAACAGGCTAATTTCTTTTTCCATCCGGCTACTAGACTTCGTGAAGTCGCTCAGTTGTTCCTTAACTCTGCGGTTCACATCTTGCGAGACGGTCTTAGCTTTAGGCTGAATGATTGAAGGGATTTGAATAGATGCAACCTTAGCTTCTAGGGCTGCGACTTTCTCATCGACCTCGGCGCGTACAGCTTCCAGAGATACATTTACTTCGCTCTTGATTTCTTCGATCTTGGCAGTGTTAGCTGCTTCGATATGGTCTAGCTTCTCAATAACTTCGTTCATTTTAATTTCCTTTATTTAAGACGTTGGGATAATGCCTTCAGCAATTCTCGCTCTTTTAGGGCTTTAAGAATTTCGTCGGCTTGCTTTGTTGCCACCGCATCAGGCTCCCCCTGAGTTGGTTGAGTGTCAAGATTTTTATGGGTGGCTTCCCGCGCATCCACTATTTTCTTGAATACCATAGATGCGGTGGTCGCATCTTTTCGCGTTAACCCTGCTTCCCGCAGAGTCTTTTCGATTACTCGAATCATTAGCTGTCCTTCAGCATTAAATGCTTCCAGCCTACTGATTTCTGAATTAGGATTATTGGGGTACATTACGACAGAGACTTCCCGCAGACCGCCTTTAGTGATTCTAAAGTAGCCATCAGCCTCTTTTGTTGGGTTGCCTTCTTCATCGACCATCGCTGCTTCTTCTGCGAACGCGCCGACACTGACACCACCAAACATATTAGGAGATTCTTTTAATACAGAATGAAGATCAGAGCCGCCTACAGTATTCATGTAGATTTGCCCTTTAGCTGTCATGCCTTCTTCATCGAAAGAAAATTCGTTCCACTGACCGACAGGCATACCGCTGTCATTGTGGTTTAGGAACATAGGAAGCGGCTTATCCGCTTTGGAGAATTCGTCTGCCCATTGAGCAAAGCCTTCCGGCTGATAATTAAATCGCCGACCGTCTAGCCCTTCTCTCGCACCCCAAGTGGTAGCACGAGCCTCTATAGAGCCTCTATTGCTGCTTAACTCGCTTTCGTCTAGGCTTAGTTTCGCTTCGCAAACTAGCATCAGATTTTTCATTGACTGCCCCATTATTTATAGATTGATTATTATCTTTTATTGTATGTGGCTTCTCAAGAGTAACCGCCGGAATAACTACATCCGACTTCCTTACTTGTTTAGCAAAAAAACCTAGTATCGTATCGAGGATGCTCATGTTTTTCCTATGTTCATTTTACTCGTTTGATTCCCGCCTCCACCACCTGTATCTTGTGGGCTTGTTCCATCTATCATACCACCACTTGCGTTCTGTGTTAACTGATCTCCACCAGCGACCATATCCATATTCAAATATTCTCTCGCTTCATTCGGGGTAAATATACCATTAGAGACACCAGCTACCACAAAATTCATTTGGTCTAGGGCTGCACCTTTTAAGAAGTCTTTTGTATCGAATCTGATCGAGAGGTTAGGGTAGCCCTTTAATAGATGCTGCTTTAACTTTTGCTCTATGTTGATAATCATCGGGTACATAGTTGTTTTGTAGAACTCATCCAGTAGCGTCTGCGTGTTATTGAACTTCCCGTCTGATACCCCTAGCATTTGAGGAGGTACGCCGAATAGACCGCATATCCGCTTCATAGTCTGAATCTTTAATTCGGCAGTCTGAGCGTCTTGTAGGGTTAGCATATCGACAGGCGTATATTGCATCCCCTGATCTAATAACATTCCCTGACCTGCTTTACTCAAGTCTGAGTTCCTACTTCCAGTCATTGCGTTCCAAGTCTCTTTAAGGCGGCTTGCTACTTCTTTATACTTTGCGTCTGGGATAACTTGATCGGTAGTAAAAATGCCGGAGGGCTTCGCGCCGTTCTGCATAATGAAGTTAGCGTAAACGTCTATATCCTGATCGAGTGCGACTAACTCGGTCGCTAGGATGCCCTTGTTAAAGCCTGACGATCCCTGCCACGGTGCTTCCTTAATGTGCATCACTTGATGAGATTCTAGCGGCTGATCTTTGCTGAAGCCGTAGCTCGGAGTTGACAGACGGTATGAAGGGTAGCGCGTAGGATTCAGAATAACCGTGATGAGGGTCGAATCCAGCATATACATTTCAAGCGGGGTCGATAGACTATCCTTCTGGTCTTTTCTCCACCATAGCGTGAACGACTCGCCGCTTATGTCTTGCCACATACACCACTGATACCAGAACTCGTACTGACTCTGAAAATTATTAGGGTTCGTTAGCAATGCTAGAACCTGTTTCGCTTTAGCCTTCTCTCTATTGCCTATCTTCGGATCAGTGAGGGCGTTGGTAAAGGTGCCGTCATCATTCTTAGACATTACCGCCAGAGAGCATTGGGCCAGCGACCGAGCCTTCACCCCAACGCATGACATAACAGTAGAGTTCCGCGTCAGTGCGGACACATCTATAACGCGACCTGCGACCGTAGTGCTGCTAGTTGTTACATAGAGTAGCTGCGAGGATGTGGACTGTTGACCTGCGGTGGCGTATACAACCTGATTCCCTAATTGTAATTGTCCCAGAACTGTATTAGCTTCCTTTTGTAGCGTGGCCTTACTCTTAAAAATGTCTAGTATTCCCATCGAAACCCCCACAAATTTTCTTGATCTTATCTCAAAAACTTCTGAAACCGAAGCTATTTGAGATGAAAGGATTATCTAATGCACAATGAGCCGCAATAATTAACGCGATGATACCATCTACCTTCGCCGATTTGTCAGCCTCGTTTTTCCTTACTTTTATATTAGAATTCACGTCCGTGTAAACTTCGCAATTCCCTAGCTGCCACCCGACAAAAGGATTGCCCCTGTGCGTGATCTGCTTGCTCATAATCATCCTTTCAATGAACTTAGACGGGTTATTTAATACGCCCATCCCCTGTCCTACCTTCTTTACTGGTACGCCAGCATCATGCAGCCTAGCTACAATTGAAGCGGCATTATAAGCATCATAGCCCACCTCTTTCACATCATATATCTCGCACTGTGATTTAATGTAGTCGGAGATTTCTCTATCGTCCATCACGTTGCCTTCTGTGATCTGCAATATCCCGCTGGCAATAGCAACCCTAAATATATCTTGGTAGTGGTTAGGTATTAGGGCTAGACCTGCTTCCGGCAAAAAGAACTTCCACTCAGCGTCGAAGTCTGATTCCCCGTACCGCTTCAGAGTACAGACCGCGTTCAAATCTCGCGTAGCTGCCAGATCGAATCCCATAAACACGGACTCGGGTTCTGGTCTAGGTTCTTTAATACATATCGGGTCATCCCAGTGTTGACGGTCGATCCACGCGGTGTTAGCAGATACAAAGACATTCAGCGTCTTGCATAAGAACTCATTAAGTGCCGCTGGTTTGTGGCTTGCTTCTTCGGCTCGTTGTTTAATGGCTTCTTCAAATACCGAAACGCCGTGCATCGGATTAGCCTTCCCCCAAGTTGCCGGATCGTGCCAGTCATCCTGTAGGTCTAGGCCATAGAGCAAACCGAACCATCGTGGATTATCTACAGCGTCTCCGTGCAGCATCGACTTGTACATCACCAAGTCCTCGTGGAACTTTGTGTCTTTAGTAAATGACGCGGTTGTAATATATATCCGCAATGGGTTTTTTCTTGCCACCATTCCAGAGTGTAATACTTCGATAGTGTTTCGGTCGAGTACCTGCGCGGCTTCGTCTACGATAACGCATGAAGGATTTTTCCCATCGCCCGTCTTTTTGGTATCGCGGGATAACGCTTTAAACATTGACTGCGTATCGCCCTTTCTTTTTATCTCATACTTGCTCACCACGAACTGATTAGCCATTAAAGGGTTCTCCATACTCTCTATGAAGCCTTTGGCTGCATCAAAAACGATTGTAGCTTGCTCTCTATTGGTTGCGACAGTAAAGACCTCAGAACCCTTCTCTCCGCAAACCAGTTCATAAAGGGCGATCACTGCGGTGAGCGTAGACTTCCCAGACTTGCGAGGAATGAATAGTATTACATCCGTTACCATCCGCTTCTTTCTATCGCCCTTCTTACGGAAGCCGTAGACCGCGCAGATCAGAAGTTCTTGGAATGGAGCGAGTACGATTGGCTGCCCCGCTAGTGGGCCTTTGGTATGGACAAGACGGGACGCGAATCCTAAAACGTGTTCGACATAACGAGCATCGAACTCCCATTCCCATTCTTGGTTTTCGTACTGATTGAGAAACCGCTGACAGGAAAGCCGTATTTCAGAACATACGCTTACATCACCCCTCGCTACAGCCTTCGCGTAAAGTACACCATCTTCCCAACTCAACCTTCTGGGCCTCGCATAAAGATAGCAACTTCACTTTCCGACTCTACCTTACCTGATGCCAAGCGGCTCCGGGGAGTTAAGCCTAGTTCATTCATTAGCTGAAGAATAAGCGTCATAGTCTTATGGCGTACATTGACATAAGGATTAACCACTATCATCGAATTATCCAGCGTAACAGTTATGCCATTAGCCAAAATACCTTTGGTGCAGTTAATATAAGTATCAATATGGTCTGCCAGCATCGCCAGCGCGTGTTTGTCCTGATTGTTCCCGATGCCGTAGACTTCATAAAGAAACTGAGAAGTCTCGTCTATGAATTGCGCTTTGTTCCAAGCGTCAAAGTTGTCCATCCACTCGGCTTGTGGTATTCTTTTCTTGAGTTGTTCTGGAATCGGAGCAGCTTGGATCGCTGCTCGTTTGTGCGTTCCATCAATGAGATGTAGTTCCGGGGCTTTTCTGTTCATGCTACGGATTCTAAGTATTAATTCCGCTATTTGTCAAACTGGTTTGCGACCTTCCCGGCCCTAGCTATGCTCTGAGGGGGGCGGTCTTTTTTTTAGTTTCTAATTGTTTTCAATGACTTAGACGCTAAATGATAAGCGATGCCACCCCCTCATAGTCTTGAATATAATAATCTTTATAAGAGCCTGAGTGATAGTAGCGATAGATACCCTTAGCCTCTAGCGTGGTCTTAGTGCTATGGCATGACGCGCAGAGTGATTGGAATAGATTGATGTAGAAGGCTTGCTTCCCTATCTGTTGCCACGGGAATACATGATCGACGTGATGGGCTTGGGTTACTATGTTCCGAGATATACAGCCCGAACATATAGGCTGCTTACTTAGTTGGGCTTGCCTGACTTGTTGCCAGTGTCGGGTAGAGTATTGAGCGTTGCTCTCTCTCCTCTCGTCTGTTGGTTCTACATATCTACTTACTGTGTCCCTGCCCCCGTGTTGTAGGCAGTAGATAGTTAAGGTGCGTGGGCTATTGCAGCCTAACTCCGCGCAGGTCTGTTGCTGTGGTACTGTCGGCATAGTGGTTAACGAATACATCAGTGAACACGATAGCTGGCAGTGATGCCCCTTCTACTATTAGCTTGGCATACTCTATGGTATCGGCTCGGCTACGTCCTGAGACTACCGCTGTGGTATGACCCCACGGGCTACCCTCGTCATCGTAATGAATCTCCCTGACCTCGTAGTAGATACCAGACTCGTCCTCTAGCTTTACCATTCGGAGAGTCCAGTTCATCTTAGGAACCTCAGTTTGTAGATAGTGCTGTCGATTAGTCCGGCTATCTCGTCAACTAAGTTCTGCAATTCTGAGTCTTGGGGCAGGTCTTGGCGTTCATCCTTTACATAGTCATTCAGACTGATGAGATATTCTAGGGCGGGAGTAGGCAAGAAGTAATCTTGTTCATAGTTAGAGATGATGCCGTACTTTCCCTGATACGCCTCTACAAAGCTATCGACTAACTCTCCCATCTCCTCATAGTACGCGCCTAGAGCAACGTGTTCAGAGTATGAGCGAGACTGAAAGTGTAGGATGTGGGCGTTTGTAACCGAGTGCAGCATTGTTAGAACGAAGTGTTGTGGCGTGTAATCCATCTTAGTCTCCTTAAATCCGCTTGCTTGGGCTGCGGCTGCTACTTGTAGGGCTTTCTGTTTGGTAGGGAATGGGCCTTTACTGCCCCAATACCATCCGTCTTTATCATTTCTGATTGGCATATCTACCTCAGTTTATAACGATCCCTACACGGCGCACATACGGACTCTATAAGGCGTCCACTGTACTCCCCACATAGAGTACAATCTCCGGGTTCGCCCTTCGCCAGCGGCTTCCTAGCCTGTTTAATCAATATGTCCAGCCGTTGCTGCGCTTGGTCGTTTGCAACATCTACATCATCGCTCACAACAATTTACCTCTGCTCTGCATAAAATCTACTGGGTCTTTTGCACATTTCTGATTATTACATTGTTGCCTAAGTAGTTGAATATTCCAATCTTCATTCGCCCCGCCTCTAGAAATTGGCATTATATGGTCAAGATGGAAATCTTTACCTAATGGCTTTTCACAACAAGGACACTTGCCATTTTGTAACTTAAATAGCTTTTCAGTCAAACCTATTGATAATTTAGACCCTGATGATTTTATTAAAGCCCTACGATTCTGGCTGTCTATTCTTTTAAAATCAGGATTTGCTAATAACCACGCTACTTTTGATGCTTTATCTTTTTCTGGATGAGTTTTCCGATATATAACATTTTTCTCTCTTAATTTATCTCTATTTGCAGCAGCATATTTATCTAATGTAGCCCTACGCTTGTCTTTATTTAAAGCATTCCAAGCATATGACGCTGCGTTTACTTTATCTTTATTTTCTTTGTAATATTTAGACCGACTTAAAGATAGCTTTTCTCCATTTTCTTTACGCCACGCAATACATCTATTTCTGTTACAAACAGGACAAGCCCTTAAATCAAATTCAGCTTTGCATTTTCGGCAGATTTTCATATAAGACTATCGTCCATCTACCATTCTCTGTCGATAACAAAATATCTTGCACTTGCAGCCGCCTTCTTGCACTTCATTAATACCATAGGTTCGGAATCGTGCGATTAATTCCTTTCTTGCTTCTCTACATCTCTCCTTCGATATTAATCTTTCTCGGCAACTACGGCAATTGAATTGGTATAGACCAGAATTAGGATTCTGTTTTGCTGTCTCGCACTCAGGACACATTAAATATGTAC